ATGCCTTCGATGGCAATACTGGGACCTCGGCATCGTCATCAACAACCGGCTCAACCAATTATCTTGAAGGTGACGGCACTAATGCGTCTTCAATAACGGACACAATACTGGCGGTTAGGTTTAGGGTCTATGGCTCAGGTATTCTGAGTCTTAATCTCAGCCTTGATAATTTTGCTACCACGATATTCAGTAACGCAGTTAATTTATCTTCATCTCCGAGTGCATATCAGACCCTGCCTGTACCCTCTGGTGGCTGGACATCATCACAAGTCCAAAATATGCAAGCCAAATTCTCTGCAGGAATTGGTTTAACAACCGTAGCGAAGATTGAGATTGAAGTTTCGCACGCCACAGCCTATACATACCCGATAATGATAGCTAACACCGCTTCATTAGCAGCCGCTACTAGTGCAAGGGGCTTGCCAATTCAAGCTACATCAGATGTTGGCTGGGGAACAAACTCGGCTAACATTGAAACAATTATCACTTCAGCTACTCAATTTAAGGATTTAGAGGTAACTCTAGGAGTTGACCCAGGCGGTAGCGTAAGCCGAACATTTGCCTTGAATGTTAATGGCGTAGATACAGCCCTGAGTGTGACTATTACGGCTGGCGGTGCTCTAACAGTTGCTGACAATACCAACGTTATTAGTTGTGTGCCAGGAGATATAGTCTATCTTAACCAAACAGTTACAGGTGGAACGCCAGTCGCATCTTCGCCAAATAAAATACGTATGCGGAAAATTGGCGAAAACCAAGCCATGCTTACCACGCCTAACGCCACAGCCTCAACCTCGGCTGTTAGATATTGGGGTCTACAAAGTACAGGCGGTATTGCTACAACAACGGCAGCCGCCACTCAGTACATGGCTGAGTCTGGCAACCTAAAGAATTTCTATGTCAGCAACCGAACATCAGCCTTAGCCTCAGGAAGTTTCAATGTAGACCTTTATAAAAATGGCGTAGCTGTTGGCTTAAATGGTGGCTCAGGCTTTACGATTGATTCCTCAGCTAGTACGAATATATTGAGCGATACATCAACCACCGTTTCTTATGTAGCTGGCGATATATTCTATTGGGTTTGTACGCCGTCAACACCTAACGCTGCCAAAACTATCGCTACAAGTTGTGGAAACGCTCCATCTACTGCGGGGAACTTCGCCCTTATCTCATCAAACAATGTTAGTTTGGGAACGGCTGGCAGCAAATGGAACAACTGGTACGGGGACGGCGGTTGGGATTCAGCAGCCGAATCGAACCAGCAAGCACCAGCCTATGCCCACACTGTCACTGGGCTATACGCCGTCCTTAGCGCTGATACTGGCGCAGGGAAAACAAGAATTTTCGTACATCGTAAAGATACTGGCAGCGGAGCAGCTGATACGGCAGCCACAGTGACATTTAACAACAGTGGAACAACAAAAACTTGGTCGGGTTCTGTCTCGGTAGCTGATGGCGATAAAGTCAATATGAAGCAAACCGCTGGCAGCACCCCAACCAATGCGAACGGCAAATATACTTTAATTGCCTCAGCCCCATCACCAGGTGCTGCGCCTGTAACTATAAGTACATCTGACTCAATAACTATAACCGAAAATAAACAGCTTAATGGAGAGTTAGGTATATATCTTACTGATGGTAGAAGCCAAATACAGGGTGTAAGGATAGTTTAATGGCTGTTAGCACCTATTATTTTAATGCTTCAGACGCTGGACCAACTGACCCAGGCGGTGTTTGGACTAGTGATGCTAATGCTTTTGATGGTAACACTGGTACTTTTGCTTCCACCACGACCGGAGGAAGTACTTCTTCGAATTATCTTATGGGGGAAGGTACAAATGCGCCAACTTCCGGCAATACTATTACGCAAGTTAGAGCAAGAATTAGGGCATCCACTGCTGACCCAGAGACAGTATCAGCAGCAATTTATACAGATGGGTTAGGTGAATTACTTGGTACGCCAACTAGGTCAAATGTAGTTCAAGGTTACGGTAGTTATGTGATACTATCTACTCCTTCTGGTGGTTGGACTTGGCAAAAGATAAATGATTTAGAAACAAAAATATATTTGAGCAATACATCAACTTTTGTGTCAATCGTTGAAATAGAAGTTACATTTGACCCTATTTTATCTGTGTCTGATTCTTCTACAGTTACTGATTCGACCAGTAGTTATGTAGATTTAGTATTAACCCGTGAATCTTATACTGTTTCTATCCAAGCAGCCAGTGGTGGCACAGACCTGTCAATCAATAAATCTGAATCTATAACAGTAACAGAGTCAATCGCCCTCTTAATACCAGACTTATACATTTCTACTTCAGATAATTCAACAATTACAGAATCTATAAAATTACTAGAAGAAAGTTATGTAAATGTAAATGATAACTCAACTGTTACTGAGTCTAAAAAAGTAACTTTAGAATCCCAAATACTAGTTAGCGACAACACCACCTTAACAGATACGCCCCAAGTACAAATTCAAACCAATATAATAGTTAATGATACTACTACTGTAACTGACACAGTTAATCTGCTAATTCCAACTCTGTTTTTGACCGTTAATGATTCAATAGGCGTGACAGATACGCCAGTTGTGAGTATAGGCACAATTGGGACTTATAACATCTCTGTCTTTGACACGGTGACTAGTACCGAAAATGTAATTGTAGACGAGACTATTAGTATAAATGTTGTTGAGAATATTTCAGTAACTGAATCTTTATCAAGAGAATTAAACTCATTTATTGCTAAGTCCGATAGTGTAACTCTAACAGAGAATCTTATTGAGTTAGTCGAATCTTATGTTAATAAATCAGAGTCAGTTACCATCACTGAATCTACAACTGAGTTCATACCTACTTTATTTATATCTGTTAATGACTCCGTAACTGCCACAGAAAATACTGTTTTAAGTCTAGTCACATTTGTGAGTGATTATAATATCTCAGTTGTAGATAGGCTCGGTGGGGATAAACGTAAAATAATAATGGATGATGCAGGTAACTTAGAGTATCGAACTGGTGGTATATTTACCCTAAGATTGTGATATATTAAAACTAGAAAGAAATAAAAATGGATTATTCTGACTTTCAATCAACATTAAACATCAGACTTGGCGATACCGACGACTTTACTTTTACCCCCGAAGAAAAAGAGGAAGCTCTAAATGAGGCTTTTAATGACGACTATGTAACTACACCAATTTGGGACACTTCGCTGACTTACTCGGTTGGTACCTACCAATATGCTAAACCTAGCGGTGTTGATGTGGTTCAAGACATCTATATCAAACCCGACAACAATTTAGATGAACCAGAGGCTATATCAAGCAATTTATGGGAAGTGGTCGGTGACAATATCCAGTTCAAGCGTGGTTCTACAATCATCCCCGATGGCTGGACTTTATATATTAAAGGTAAAACTAAGGCTACCGTTGACGACACTATCAATCAAACTAGCCTACAGGAATATATCCTCAATCTAGCACAACGGCACTGTCTGAAACTCTTGGGCACCAAAAAGTCACTACGCTTCCTTAAGAACGATACTTCCCTATCTGAAGTGATTGCCTGGAAGCGAGAGTTAGACAGTGAAGTGGCTACTTACCGCCGTAAACAACCTGTAGCTTTTGAAAGTGCTTAAGTATGGCCATATATGCCGAATCCACACTTGGCACCGACACTAATAAAATAGTTTTTAACCGTTATTCCAGTTCGCCAGTGTTTAGGGTTATAAGCCGAGCTCCGCAACGCCGTGACATCCGAGAACTAGACATTCCCATCCCATTTGAAAGCGGTATAAGCGATTTTCAGACTTTGGTCGGCCAGACAGCCTATGTGCTAGAAGGCATAATGTATCCTGCCAATGAGAGCGATTATGATACTGGGCTAGCCATGCTAAGAAAACTGGCTAGTCTTGAAGTAGAACAGGCCGATGTATTAAGTGATGGTGGTTATGTGCCATACACATGGACGGAGGTGGTACGAGATAAGCGGATATATCTTAAGGTCTTATACGTGCAAATCCCAGAAACTACTAGAAAAGGCTTGGTCCAGCCATTTAGATTGGTTTGTAAGATTAAAGACCCCACAATATTTAGTGATGACCAGCAGGAAGCTTCCACCGAAGAAGCAGATTTTACTACTGCATCGGGAACTGCTGTGTTGCCTCACGTATTCCCGTTAATATTTGGGGCCTCTACGAGCTCTGTAAGCGTCGATGCCTACAATTATGGTGATATTGATGCCTACCCCATAGCCATACAGGTTGTAGGCCCTGTAAATAGCCCGAAAATAACAAATAGCTCTACTGGTGAGTATCTAGAAGTGGGGGTTAACCTCACGACAAGCTCTAATACCCTTAGCATTGCTTACGATAAAGACACGCTTAGAGTTGAGTTGGACGGCGTTTCAGTAATCAGCCAAGTTACTACTGCTAGCACTTACTGGAAACTCCAGCCAGGTAGCAACACTATAACCCTGACAGGTAGTTCTATATCAGACGGGGCATACTGCACGGTTAGTTATCGTTCAACCTGGCCGCTAAGTTAATAGGGAGAGGGGAGGAGGATATGGCATTAAAAACAACAGGGAAATACCATGGAAAGTCTAATCGTCTAGGTGGTGGAGGGCGTTTTGCCCAAGTCGTCAGTGCTATTGAGCGTAAAGGCGTATCTGCTAAGCGAGCTAAAGCTATTGCCGCCGCTGCAGGGCGTAAGAAATATGGGGCTAAGAAATTCCAAAAAATGGCTAGTGCTGGTCGGAAGCGAGCCAAATGAATGCTCGAACGGTAGTAGAGATACTCGATAGCAGCTTAGCTAAAATTGCTGAGGTTAAAAATCTTTATCCACTTAATCAGCAGGGCATGGTGCTACGATATTCCAGAGAACTAAGCGATTATGGGTTCTGCACGTTTAGAATAGACACTAATGATAGTATCTTGACCCAATTTGGGGATATCTTTAAGCCCCACGCATATCACGTTAGGATTAGGCGGGACGGGGTTATTGTCTGGCAGGGTTCTATTGTGGACAACACTGAGCGCAATAAGACGTTCGTAGAAGTTAGGGCTGCCGAATATCTATTCTATCTAGACAAGGTGCTGATTAGACGTGATGCCGACAAGCCAGCCACCACTGAAGACGAGAGCAACTTCAAAGTATTTAGTAGCGGCACTATGGCTAGCGCAGTCCAGACTATTTTTAATAACGCTGTTACAGACCTAGGCACTGCCCACCCTTTGTCGGCAGCAGCTGTTGGTACTATCGAAAATCCCGATTATCCCAACAATTTTACCGACGCTTCATCGCCCCCCAAGCCTCTAACTGGAGCTTGGAATTTCTCCACTGATGTCAGTCTGCAGTTTGATTATCATTCAGCCCTTTATGTTCTCAAGGCTTTCGGTATCTATACCCAGGCAGACTTTGAGTTAACCACAGATTTAGTATTTAACTTCAAGAAGCTTATTGGCCAACGTATAACAGGTATGACATTTAACTATAAACCCGTAGGGCAGAATATCGTTGATTACAATATCCCAAGATTAGGCCAGCGCCAGGTTAATGATTTGGTGGGGATTGCGGCCGATGATGAAGGCAAAGTATTGCATGATTTCACTTCTGGCAGGGATGAAACTTCCATTGCTACTTACGGGCTGTTGCAGGAAGCTAAGGCATATTCAGACGTTAAAAGCAAGAACCCCTTAGCTGCTCGCCTAAAAGAGGAATCTCGCTTAGTCTCAGAACCAGAAGAAAGCCCAATAAACATAATACTGGATGAAAAAGCCTACCCACTAGGGCAGTTCGGGCTGGGTGATTTAATGTGGGTAGATATCCAAGACCATATTATTAGCTATCGCAAAGAGCGCAGGATTGTAGGTTTTACTGTTAACCTACATAATACAGGCCGTGAGATGATAACCGTTCAGACTAACCGCCCGCCAAGCAACTTACAGGGGGCTTCATGAGTTTAAACGACTTAGATAAGGATGACGACCACCGCAGATTCCCCAAGCCTAATGCTAATGACAATGTGCCTCACCGCATGGCTCATGGCACTACGCAGCACACCTATAGGCAGGTAAATAGCGATGTAGTCCCTCGAATGCAATTCTTAAATGGCCTGATAGTAACTTATGATGAGAACAACAAGGTTAGCAGTGTTTATGGCTATATCCCTGAAGTTTCAAATACCCCTGTGTTCATAATAGCTAATGAGGGCGACGATGTTTTTGAAGACATTTTGGACATCACTGCTCCGACTGTTTAGGAGAATCATGGGGCTTGCCGATAACGGAGACAAAATCAAATTTGCTAGTCCTTATGCGGTGGATAAGATAGTTGGTATCTTCACGGGCAGTTTTGATGCAGCTACACAAACAACCACACTAGCACTTGGCTATTACCAATATTCTCTACCACATGCCTTTGGACGCCCCGTATTCTGCGAGGTGCTCATATCCTCAGATGGCGTAACTTACTATGACGGCAATTCAGCTTTTACTGGGGCAGGCGCAATACCCTACTCCGACTCTACCAAGCTCTACATATTGACCAATGTCAGTAGCGGCACGATTTATTACAAGCTTGTTTGTAGCTGGATAGATGATTATGACACTAGTGACCCTGCTATTACACCAGTCTTCCAGCCCGTGTCAGGTACCCCTATCTTTGACAGTCGTGACAATTACCAAAAGATATTTAAACAGGGCGTATTCACAGCCTCTAGCTTGGCAGCTGATAACTTGGCTACAATTGACCACAACCTTGGCTATTCTCCTAACTATAAACTGTATATTGAGGCTTTTAGTGGTCAAGTCTGGCCCGAAAGTGCAGCTGGCGTTAGTAACTTCTGGAATTACGACCCCAACCACCAGTCAGAAGTAACCGCCATAACCACTACCTCACAACTTAAGATGGATTGCTTCTTACCAGCATCAGGCCATACCACCAGAGTATGGTATAGGATTTATTTAGATGCCTAGTTTACACCCTGACCGCACCCAATTCACTTCTTTATTACCAAGTTATATTAACGTCGGTAATACCAGCGCCAACATGACCATAACTGGTTCCATTGCCAACCTTAATGTGGCTAACTTTGACGCCATTGTTTCTACTACCTTGACTAATAATAGGGTCGACCTTTATGCTCGGAATTTGGCTACTAACGTCAAAGAACACTTGGCAGTTAACTTTTTCAGCAACGATACGGCACCAATCGGCGGTGTTTATCAGCACGTTAGTTCGGAAGTGGTCCAGTACTCCACGGCTTTGGTGACAGGCGGTATAAGGTTCAGGGTGTCAATCAGTAATTTTAGTGGCGGGACAATCACTTTAACTGACCAGCAAATACAATTTACCATCGTCCAATACCAACTACCGTTCTAGTTGTATTAAAATAAGAATTGGCTATAATCAGACTTAGACAAATAATGCAAATATAACTGAAATTTAAAATAAAAGAGAACAAAAGTGGCCGCACCAACAATCACAACAGGCATACTAACAGGGGGAAGTAATTCCCATCAAACTTCTAGCGAAGAGGTCAACGCCGTTGCCACCGATTTTGTTTCCGAAGGCATAGTCGGAACTTTTACTAACACCTCGGGTGTAGCGCCTTCCACGGGCGCTTTTGCTGTTAATGCCCAGGGTTCTCCTGACGCTACTATCCAAATCTCTACAGGCATAGCCTATGTCAGCGCCACCCCTACCTCTCAAAATTCCCAGTCCTTAAGGGTTAAATGTTCTGTTTCAGGCAGTCTAACTATCTCAGCTAATGCTTCGGGTTCGACTAAGTACGACTGGATTTATATTGCGGTAAGCTCTACTAATGCCGCTAATCCAAATTCGGGCGCAGACAATGTAGCCACCATAGTTGCCTCACGCTCCTCTTCAGCCAGTTCAGATGACGGCACCCCTCCTACTTACGGCTACCCGATAGCGGTGGTAACAGTCGCCAACGGCTTCTCCACCATTACTAACGGCAATATTCGGGACGTTAGAACTAACTGTATCGTCAATCTTGGTTCTTCCAGCGTTTCAAGCGGTTGGACAGACCTTGGCTATACTCCTAATACTGTCACTTATAATGGCAACCGTTCGTATAACTTGGTCTTCAATTCAACCGACCTGACCAGCACTTTAAGCAATGGCATGCGGTTTAAGACCACTCGATTAGTCAGCGCTCCAACCAGGTGTACAGACTTAGAGTCCGGCTCTTCCCAATACTTTAATAAGACTTCGCCCGCAGGCACCACCTTTACAGATGACTTTGTAGCAATGGGTTGGGTAAAGCTGGAGAGCTATACTTCATTCCAAACTATCATCTCGCGCTATAACGGCACGAGCGGCTGGCAGTTATCCATAGAATCCACTGGTCAAGTATCTCTTTACGGATACAACGCCTCTTCTTCTAACTTTAGCAAGATAACTTCACCTAATTCTATCCCGCTGGGCAGATGGGTCCATATTGCCGCCCAATTAGATATGTCGGCCTTTACCAGTACGGCTACGACTTCTTACATAATGATTGACGGCATAGATGTTACTTCAGGCTCTACGACTAATGTATCTCGGGGCGGCACAAACCCTACCGCGCTTGTACAGGCCGGAAACCTTGAAGTAGGCGCGTCTAACGGCGGGTCAGTCCCATTTGACGGCAAACTCGCCCAAGTTGCCTATTTCTCTGCCAAGGTCACGCAATCAACTGTTCTCGGCTACATCTCACAAGGGTTAGCTGGTTCAGAGACTAACCTGGTTTCAGCCTACTCGTTTAACAACTCAATCAGTGATTTATCCTCTAACGCCAATAACTTAACCGCTCAAAACTCAGCCGTTGCCACCAACGCCGACTCGCCGTTTACGCTAGACGATACAGGCGCTCCTACGGGCACCACGGATTGCGCCATTATTGTTTCTAAAACTTTTTCAACCAACACGACCGTAGTAGTCCAACTGCCTGAAGGGTGTACTATACCTACCTCTGGCGGAGTGAGTGCGGTTGCTTATTCCACTCAAAAATCTCCTTACGGATTTATAACAGATTCTTCTAAATGGACGATAGAAACTCCCAGCCTGGCTGACTGCACTAAAAGCAGCCCGGTTTCGGGCACTTGGTATGGCGATACCGGCTTAAGCAGCAGCGGCCCGAATATTACGGTGCCGGTAGGTTCATGGCGGATATATTACGAAACCAACCTGTTCATAGACGCCAATACCGCCGCCGCTGTTAATATGAATTGTACGCTGTCTACTGCTAGTAATTCTGAGTCAGATACCAGCATGACTTGTATTATGCGGGCTACAGGGCTTACTACTCCCGGACGCCAGCAAAATACATACCATAGAGAGAGATTTTTGACGCTATCATCAGCCACGGCTTATTATTTGAACATAAAAACAACCGTATCGAGCATGGCATCAATAGCAATGCAAGGCGCATCCACAGCACCCATAATTATTAGGGCTATATGCACATATATATAAAATAAAAAGGAGAAATAAAATGGCAGCACAAAGCGAAGTAACTTCATTCACACCGAGTCCGACAGGCAATAAGACGATAAACTTTAACGGGACATTTATACCTTCGACTTTCTTGTTGTGGTGTGGGCCACGCTCTGGCACTACGGAGACTATAGATTTAGCGTCACTCGGTGCTATAGATATCCCTAACGCTATTGCCGTAGGGCAGTCTAACATAACTGATGCTACTGGTCGGCAGACCAAGAGTTCTAACACCGAATGGACTCACTATAATCGGGTTAGCGGCACCCTTACTAAGATTATATCTATCACTGGCGTTTCAGCCGCAGCGGGTTCTATCACGGTTAATGTGGGAACTGCTAACTCTGGTTACACGGTTTACGGAATAGCGATAGCATGATATGCAGCAACCCCAAATCCCAAAAATAGTCTGGTTTATACTTGGGTTGCTTTTGTTGATGAGTTTTTTAAGTATCTCGATAGCTATTCACAACCCTTCAGGCAGGTCTTATCCAAGAACTGTAGCTGGGCCTCAGGGGGCTAAGGGTGATGCTGTCCAGATTGACTACAATAAACTGGCCGCCTTAATACACAATGAGGTAGCGGCACTGCCTCAACCTAAGGACGGAGTTAATGGCAAGGATGGAAAAAACGGAGTAGATGGTAAGCCTGGGGTTAACGGTAAGAATGGACAAGATGGTGCCCAAGGCATACCTGGAGCTGATGGTAAGTCCATAGAACTTAGATACAACGCCGCAAAGTCCCAGATAGAGTGGAGATTCAGTGGCGACATAGCCTGGATTACGCTAGTCAGTGGTTGCGTCCTTACCAACACTTGTGCGGGGCCATAAATGTTCGCTACCTCTACCGACCCAATAAGCGTCTTCGCTTCAGGCAATGTCCTGCTCATACTGGCTTTTATAATTGTTATCTTGGGTGGGGTGGTGGTTTTTTTATACCGTGAGAACCGTAAGCTTTGGGTGGAAAAGGAGACTTTACAGGATAAGAGGCTGACAGATATTACTACTCTAACCGATAAGTATAATGTAGTGGTAGGAAATTTCTCACAGACTATACAACTGCTTACCGCTAAGCTTAAAGGTAAGCGATGATTTTATTTAAAAAGCGTGAAGCTAAGATAGAAAAAAAAGAAAAAGACATTACCAATGCCAAGCAAGTGCTGCATAGGAAAATAAATAAGGATTTAAAAGCCCAACAGGATTTAATAAATGTCTTGAGTAACGGTATAGCTTTACAGATAAAGAAAGGACTGGGTAGTAGAAATGTTTAGCTCACATCTGGTCTTCGGACTAGGCATAGCTGTCAGTGTATTAAACATGTTAATGTGGGTGCCAATAATTCGGGCACAACTAAAAGAATTTAACGGCAATGCTTCTCGATACAAGACTATTCTGCTGGTCTTTTCGATTATTAGTCTGTTCTCTAATGTCATGCCAATCTGGTTCGACATAGCCCGCATTGTAAATGACGCCAACCCTACTAACTTGTTCTACGCCTATGTAATGACTTCCTACCTCTATAGAAGCGCCACTGTAATAATGTTCTGGCTCATATACAGATACTAGACAGCAAGAGTATACTGTAGATAGTTAAAGGATTATATGACAAAAACCCTAAAAGACTACCCAATAAGCTTCCCTTACGGCGTGACTACCGACCCCTACAGTCCGTCTCACCCTCATAGAGGAGATGACCGTGCCGCCCCAGTTAATACCCCGATAGTCGTAGAAGGAGCCATCATAGGCTATGTAGGCATGACGGGGTTTGCAGACGGCTATCATTGCCACAATCAGGAGTGGCAGGGCACCAAAACTAATGTACGCAAGCCCCAGAACGCTTTTAAAGGCGGTGTGGTGATTGAGGTGGATTCTATTGGCAATACAGGGGACGGGTCGTGGGGCAAGTATGTAACGGTTAAAAACGCTGATGGCTGGAACTCAAGTTACTGCCATATGAATAAAACTAACGCTAAGGTAGGACAAGTATTAAAAGGAGGAGACATGACAACTAATCGAGGCGATGCCATTTGGTTATACCGAACCCTGTTGGGAATTCATTCGCCAACCGAGAAGCAGAAACAAGACTGGACAGGCAGAAACCTATCCGAACTGTTAGAAGCTATCAGCAAAGACAAAAGATACCTCGCATTTATAAACAAAGGCTACCAGCCTTACAATGGAGACCCGCTATATGTCAAAGCGTAAAAGACACTATACCGACTGGATTGAGGTGGATAAATATATTAGGTACCTTAAAGGCAAGGTAAAAACATTAAATAAGAAAATAAAGAGGGATAAGTAAGATGTTAGCAAAACTAATACTGGCAGTTGTCGTGGCTGTAGTTGTGACCCTAGGTTGCTTACTATTGGGTGCAATTTTAGTAACATTAAAAGTAGACATAGCCGTTACTATCGGTGAGTGGCTTAAACAATACGGTGCAGTGCTTGGCGTGCTGGCTGGCTTGTGGTACTTCTTCACTGGCGGTACATGGCTGAGAGGAAAACTATGACCTTAAACCCACCACCAAAAGTACGAGTAGCTATCTACGTCCTAGTAGTTATGGGTACTGCCGTTCTAGTGCCATTAAGCGTAGCTAACGTAGTCAGCCAGACTATTATGAATGTCTGGACTAGTGTCGCCGCCGCCGCATCTTTATTGGCCGGCATCAACGTATCGACCAAGGATTAGTTATGGAAAATCAGGGTTGGAACTTAGAAGGGATTGTCAAGTATAGGGACATAGCCTGGTCTATTGGCGAGGTTGTTCTGAGTTCTGCCCTGTCTTTTGTAACTAAAAGATATACCCATGAGATACCACTGCCTGACGGCACAAAACTTATAGAAGTCACCCCCGAAAATGTTGATAAGTTATTGCCTCCAGGAGAATTGAATGTACGAAAGTAATAATATGCATACCCAGCCGATGCGTCCTAGGTTTGATTTTGACGAATTCGATAAGAAGATAGAGAGAACTCTAGCTGATTACGATGAGTCTGAGAGACACAGGGTAGACCACATACTTGCCGAAGGCGGTATAGCTATTTTGGGAGCTTCAGAGGAACTTCCTGCCAGTATAGAAATTTATCCACCTACCACCAGCCCTTAATTTGCCATTCAGCCCAGATAGTTTCCCAGCTTCTACCGCCAGTCTTATTAGCCTGGAACCAAGCTATCTGACAGGTCGGGTTGCCACCACAAGCATCTCTTAAGGGTTGGCCTGGGCAGGCTTGCAACAAACCAAAACATCCTCCTGCATTAGTCGCACAGGTATTACCGCCTGATTCGTGCATTATAAGTTGTTCTAACGCTCCTGTGGAATGGTAGGTAGTACAGCCTGAAGTTTGGTATACTGGTTTTGCAAGCACAGGAACGTTAGCGTGAGCATCAGCCTGTGCTTTTTCTATTGCTCTTTGCTTTTCTAGGGCTAATGCAGCCTTCTGACGGGCTTTTCTTAATGCAACTACCGTTTTATGCCTAGCTACGTCTGCTTTGTGTTTGAGAGCGTCTAGGAAGTCCTGTGCCGGGCTTTTAACTATGAGTTGCGGTTTATAGGGCGGGGTGGGTTTGTGATACTCCAGAGGCTTTATTTGGGCATTAGATGCCCTGCCCATTAGTGGGACGATTGCTATGGCTAAAGTGGTTATTAGAACGTTTCTTGTGTTACGAATAATAGGGGTGGGTCGCTGGTGGTAGTTATGGAAACCTTTCAGATTTACGTCATTTACTTTAACATACTTAGTCAATAAAAAATCTAACTTTATTAACAACAGAAGCGTGGTTTACTTGTAGGGTTAAGGGGGTAGAATTATGAGCCATAAATATCAGCTCTGGCTGGACCATAAAGAAATGATTAGACAAGCTTTTCGTAAAACGAAATAGCTTCTTTTGAGTCGGCTATTACTTGTTCTAGCTCTTCGATTGTGAATGGGTGGGATTGGGCGGCCATTTCTGACAACTTCTTGGCAGTACCATCACCATACTTTAAATCTATCTCTTTGGCGTATTTGTATTGCTCACCATAGAACAACACGTTGCATCTGTAACACTGGGCGTTGCAATTTTCTTCTTCATACCTAGTGGCGTTATAGCGCCTAGACATGAAGTGCCCACACTGCATTTGACCCTTATCATCTCCACAGGTGATACAAACACCTCCGTCTCTCAACCTCACATACTTGCTGAACCACTTGTCAGCCTCTTTTTTTAGTTTAGTAATTGTGGGTTTCTTTTGCTTTTTAGGCGTTTTAGAGGCTCTAAGCGTTGTTTTAGCTTTGAGTCGGGTCTTTGACTTCAGTACTGCTTTTTGTTTCATCACGCCCCTCCTGACGCTTCTCATGGCTTATTTGGCTGGCTCTCTTAGCAAGCTCTGGGTTGTTGAACCCGCCCACAGTATAGTCCTTTCGATTGGCTCTGGCTCTTTTTAAACGCTCAGATAGAATCCTAGCGGCTTCTTCTTCGCCAAACTCTGCTACTAATTTGTCTTTAAAGCTAGGCATCAGAAAGGTATATCCTCTGGGTCTAATGGAGCGTCTTCGTTTGTTAATTCTGGCTCTGGTTTAGTAATCTCAGCCTCATCATCCACAAAGACTTTGTAGTTGTGATAACTCTTGCCATTCTTGCCCTTCTTTAGACCTTCGTAGCTAACCTTGACATAACTGCCTTCTGGTAAGCCTAAGAACCTGTCATCAAGCACGGTACTACCCCAAATCTTCACTAACTCGCCGTCGTCTTTCTTGACGGTGTAAAGGGTAGACTCATTTGGCCCGACCTGGTGTTCAATCTTTACAAGCGCGCCCATGATTACTGGGTCGGCTTCCTTATCCCAAATTGTATCGTCATTATCACGCACGTTGTTTTCTCTCCATTTTCTAGTATCACTCATTCAAACTCCTTTAATTTCTTAGCCTTATTCGGACATTTATCATGGTGGACATATTCTTCCATACAAACAGCGCAACTCATATTATTGCCTTTCTGCGCTTGCTAATTCTCCCGCCTTTAGCGCCTGCAATTCTAGCTAGCTCACGATTGGCGTAGAAACCGCCAGTCCGACCTTTTCTGCCGCCTAATGCGCCAATCTCGGCGTAGAATCCTTCGCCATATCTTTCCTTATTAGTTTTGGCAGCATTCTTACCACCGGTGATTGTTCCAGCCATTACCAAACCTTAATCCTTTCCATTTCTTGTAAGTCATCAAATGGTACGACATACATTGGTTTACCATTATTACTTTGTGTTGGGTAGCCTCGTATCTTCTTACTGCTGATGAAGAACTCCTTTCCTGCTAAATGCTTGGCTTTAGTAAATATAATTCGGTTGAACTCTTTAATGTGGTGTTTGCCAACCAGCACTTCATTGGTGCTGTATTTGGGTGCCCAAATCTTTATGGTTTGTAGCTTGATGTGCGGTTCAATTCGCAACACTGGCTTTCTCCTTCCATTCTTTTAGGTAGTCTAATGAGCAACAGTCTTCGCCCTCTAATCTATAATCACAGAATTGCATATTACTTCCCCATAGTGGGTGTTCTGGTTGGCATAAACATGGTGGGATTTCTTTAGTGCTATTTTTCAATATCTTAATTCTTTTCTCTACGTTAGCCAGTATTGTTGGGTTGACTTTGGTTGAATAAGTTAATATAAGCCCCTCTAACGTGATATAGACATAGTGTATATTCTCAACGGGTAACTTTTTCTCTCTTAGTAACAGCACATAGCCGTGATTTTGGTATTCGTGGCCCAAATAAGGGCCATCCTCTCGCAGGTGGTGGCGGTCTTCTCCCGCTTTCTTATAACGTGGTGCTCTTACCCCAACACTTTTTATCTCAAATATAGTCTTTTCTTTTTCTGAATAATTGTCGTACTCCCCCGTTAGGTCAAGCTTTTTACTCGTGAGTCTAATATTGGATTTCATGTCGGGGTACAACTTTTTTAAATATGGTCGTATAACTTCTTCTAATATATGTCCTGCTTGCCAACGTATCATTTTACCAGCGCCAGGTAGTGTCCTAGGAGGTAAGCCTAATCTTTTTAAGTAATGTGCTCTTGGGCAATCACCTAAGTTAGAGGCATGCCAATGGTCATAGACCCTTACTTCATTATCGGCAGCGACAGCTTTGTATAGCTCAACAGCTAACTGGTCGGTCACAAGACGTTCCTATGGTAGAACTCATCTCTCGCTAATTCACCCTCTATTAAGCTGACCAATCTAGACACTTCTTCTAAGTCATTTTCTTCTAGGGCTATGCTTAATGCTACGTCTAGGCGGGAAGGATGGTTTGTTATCTCTTCCAATAGTTCAATAGCTCGCTCTAGGAGTTCTTGGTTCACTTGGTTACTCATTTTTAGTTCCTTGTTTAACTAACTCTAGTGTAGCACACACATTATGTTGGTGTCAATAGTAGAATACTTCAAACTTGGTTTTTAGGAAAGGTGGGGTGATGCGGGATTTTTCGACTGTTGCGGTGCACCAATGGCCTACACGGTTTTTAATGCCGTCCTTTTGTTTCTCGATAGCGCTACCTTGGTTTTTCCATAATTTAATACGAAGGTCTATGGCGTGTTCCCATGCGAAACCGCCTTGGGGTTTGGCGGGAGCCATCGGGCCGAAACCGGCACGGGCTTGGTTAATTACTACCATAGCTGTCTTGGAGCGGGCTAGACGGGGTTTTAGTTTGGCCTCAAAGTGTTTGACTTGGCGGGCAAATAAACCTATGGCGTTCTCCCCAACTTCCTGCCCTTCAACCGTCATGGGGATTAGTTTGGCTAAACTATCAATAATAATAAGGTCGTACTTGTTTGATACAACTGCTAACAATATGTGCTCAGTGACTTGTTCTAAACGCCCATCCTGCACAATATCTATCTTAGATGTATCTACGCCTAGCTGTACCAGCCTGTCTTTAACCAGACTGTACTCGGCATCTATGTATAAACACTTGGCCTTGTCTGGCAAGACAGCCATCGTGCGGGCTAATAAGTACGACTTGCCAACCCCAGGATTACCCCATAATTCTGTTATCCTGCCTCTCGGCCAGCCGCCAAATAACCTATCTAATTCTTCCACGCCCGTGCCAATAAACTCCACATCACCAAGTTTATCCAGCTCCGCCACCACCACGCCGTCATCTTTTTTAACCATACTTACCTTTCCCTCGTATCATTACCCAGCAAACCAACAACCGCTAAAACCAAGACTATACCTATGATTAGCCAGAACATTTATAAATCCTCTAATATTTGGTGAACTTCTTGAATCGCGTAATTATAACCATGTAGTTGTCTATCTTCAATTTCTTGTACTGATATTTCTTTAGGCATCTTTGCTTTGAGGTGATTTGCATAGAATTTATTGAGCAATTCTATGGCTGTTGCTTCTGTAACTTCATATTTTCTAACCTTGGTCAGTATTTCATCTAAGTCTAATTCCTTATTCATGGGTACTTACCGTTCACCTTTACCTTATAGCTCCTACTTACATAGTATATTTCTATCACCTTATTCATTTTTAAGTTCCTTCATCAAATCTTTAATGCGAGCTTTTATACTTTCTTCCCAGTCGCCAGGGTGCCAGCCATTCATCAAACGTACATGATTGTCTAGCTCATCAATTCGTGCCTGTATAAGTAGGTGGTTGAGGGCTTCGGTAGCTTGGTCAACTGACATTTTGTCTTGACCTTTTAAATCAGTATACCCGACATCATGAATCTGAAAAGCCAGTATCTCTCTAATAATATTTAAGTCTGGTTGGGTGTTTTTCATAAAGCTTGGTAAGTCCTTTCTAAACCATATTTCTTTCTTATTTAAGTCTTTGGGGGTGGTCATATCGTATCTACCTCAAAACCGTAAATTGTGGCTAATTCTATTAAGTAGTCAGGTATATAGCCTTCTTCCATTGGTAGGTTGGTAATCTTAAATTTGTCTGCTGTTTCCCAATCGTCATCTTCTGCCAATCTTTGCAACTGGGCTTTAGTTAGCTTATAGATGTCAGCAGAATTATTGTCGCTAAAATATACGGTTAGGGGTTCTTTTTTACTCATCTATCCCTCTTTCTCTTAATATAGCTTGTCTGGTTTTAGCCACGGTGAAACCTCCCCTCACGATACTTATAACCCTTAAACACCCTTTTAACTAACCATATTAAACTTATACCCCCAACTATTATTATAAGTTGTTTAAAGAGTAGGAATGTGGAGTGGGTGGTGAACCAGTAAATGATGTTGTCGGTCATAGGTCCTCGCAGACAGGGCAGTTGGTGGAGTGGATAACATCGGCCTCGGCCAGTTCTATGTCTTCGTCTGATAATGGGTAGGCAGTCAGGGTTTTGCGGTCAATTACGACCTTATCTCCGTCCATAATATCCGCAACTCTTAATTGCTGGTCGCCAAATTCTCTTATAAGTTCTTCTAAGTAACCCATGTTTATCCTTTCTTAGCGCTGGCTGAGAACTACTGCCTGTCGCATTACTAGGAGGCACACACTTGTTTAACCTAGCACCAGCTTTGCTCAAATTGTTAACGCATCTGTAACACTACTAATGTATAACACTATGTATAACAAAGCAATAGTTTTGTTTTCTAAAGCTGTGGATAAACAATGGACTTAGGTGTATTACTGTTATACAATGCTGGCATGGACTTACTATTAACCAAAGGCAGGACTGCGATAGCTGTCAGACCGCATTTAAGAGCCTTCCTAGCCTCAAAACCTAACCGCAACGCATATATTAACGATTTGATTGAAAAAGACGCACAGAAAAAGGCTTCTAAAGCCCCTAAGTAATATATAAAGGAGAGAAGTATGTTTAAGTGGATATACGACAAAGGTGTGGAATACGAGAGGGAGCGAATCAAGCGATTGATAGCTGAGTTTAGTTTGGAGAGTGATTCGATAATGGAAGATTTCTATGGGATTAAGAGCGAAGTAAGCGCAAGGAAAAAGAAAGAGATTAACGAGCGTATTGCAGCTCAACGGATTATCAATAGACTAATCCAATCTGAGTGGACTGGCGGACGAGCACCAAGCCCAGCCCCAATAGACAGCCCTAAAGCTAAGTAATATCTATATTGACTCCTATGGCGCATTCATATAACTCCGAAACAACATCTAGGCCGATAACAAGCAAGTCGGTAACCGAAGTGCCTAGCAGACCCTGTGACGTTTGTTTTACGCCAGTACCTAGAGAGAAGAATAGTATTGTGTGTTCAGACGAGTGCCAGAATGTCAGGCTTAAGATATTCGAGCTAGAGCGTAAATACACGCCCACCAATGGCTGTGATAATTGCTGGGGTGACTTATATCAAGGCTGTACAGAACAATGCAAGCGAGAGTTCCGAGAAGCCTTAGAGTTTGGTAAAGACCTATGGTCGCTGGTTAGAACTATCTACCCCAAGACAGAGTTATCACAGCAGGATACTCGCAGTACCCAGACACCAACTAAGGGTGAACAAGAGAATGCACCCAACAAGCCCTCTTAATTATTAGGGAAAGGATTAAAATGAAGATTTTGACTAAAGTATTGGTGGGGTCGAGGCTGCACGGGCTGAACAGTCCTGATTCAGACTACGACTATCGTGGTATTCATATCCACGAGCTTAAAGACGTGCTAAGTCCATTCCAGACCCTAAAGAACACTACTTGGATTGAGGGTGATGAGGACAACACTAGCTATGAGTTGGCGGACTTCTGTAAGAACGCTGTGCATGGCAACGCTACTATTCTAGAGGTATTTTTTAGCGACCAGATTGTTTCTACTAGCCCTCTAGCGGATAAGATGCGTGAGAACTGGCAGAAGTTTATGGATACTCACAAGTTCATTATGGCTAGCAGGGGCTATGCTCATAATCAGTGGAATAAGTTTTATAACTTTGAGTCCGAGGGTTTGAAAGGGCAGGAACGTACTGCTAAGTTCGCTGTGGCTTTTCTGAGAGTAATGTGGCAATGTGAGCAGTTCCTAACGACTGGTGAGTTTAAATGCAACCTCAAAGAGTGTGATATGTTTGACCTACTCAAGACCATTAAGCCTCTGTCTGTGGCTGAAATACAGCCTTACTTACCTAAAATTGTTGAGGCTATGTCTGATATGAATATGCGGGTTAGTGTGGCTGAGAGTAAGACTAAGTTCAAAGACATGAAGCCTGATATTAAGTGGATTGAGGAGTTTATCTATGAAGCCTATACAGCAAAGTAGAATGTATGTGTTGGTTAATGGCGACCTCGGTATGTCTATTGGTAAGACGGCGGCACAGGTAGCTCATGCGGTGGCTAGGCTACAGCCTAAAGTCGAGCCTTATTCAGTCATTGTATTGAGTGCTACCACCGAACAGCTACACAACCTCAAGCAGTACCTAGACAATTATAAGGTAGACAACCATCTCTACATAGATGAGGGTGTGAATGAGATTGATGCTTATTCTGTTACGGCTTTGGCTATTGCTCCCATGACTGAGGATTTATTCTTTTTGTTTGACGGCTTTAAGTTGTTAGGGGGTAAACCATGGTTCAAGCGATAATGGTAGACATTGACGGCACTCTAGCCCACATGAAAGACCGTAGCCCCTATGATTACAGTAAAGTTCACGAAGATGAGCTAGACCAAATCGTAGCCAGTATAACGAGGCACTATAAGCATGTGGTGGTAATGTCGGGTAGACCCGAAGACTGCCGTGAGGCTACCGAGAAGTGGCTTAGAAAGCATGATGTGCGGTATGATGCTTTGTTTATGCGACCCACTGGCGACACCCGCCAAGACCAAGTAGTAAAGTGGGAGTTATACCAAACCCATGTCCAGCCCCACTACCAAATAGACTTCGTATTAGATGACCGTAATAGAGTTGTAAAGATGTGGCGAGAGAATGGGCTTAAATGCCTACAAGTTGCTGAGGGTGATTTCTAGGCTCTATAGTATAGAGTGGTAAGGAGAGAATTATGCCCAGACGGAAGTTCAAGCCAGTCAAGTTTGTGAGCTTTATTGAACTGACTAATGATACTGATGAGCTATTGGAGTTGTTGGCTCAGGCAGAGTCCCTGCATGTGCAAGCTAGAACCGAGTTGGAGCTGAGAATATCCGAACGAAAGTTGATTAAAGATAGGTTGAAAGTCCTGCGCCAAGACCAGACCGAACTGCGTATCACTGACCACGCCATTGTGAGATACCTAGAGCGTGTTACAGGCGTTGATATTGAGGCGTGTAAGCAAGAGATACTATCAAAGCTCCCAGACAACCTAGAACGCTCTGACGACCCTGTAATCGTTACCGTAAACAACAGCGACAACTTAAGTTTCGTAATCCGAGACAATCTTATAATTAGCGTAACCCCAACCGCCCCCAATTCCTGACTACATAAAGAATGATGTGGGTGGGTGTGGCTACCGCACCGTGAGCTTGCTTGACAATCCGTGACCAATCCAGTACGCTAGTTATAACTATTAGTACTGCTAAATACTAACAGCCAGAGGGTTTTTGGACATGTCAAACCCCCGAAACCAATAACAAGTCAAATAGAAAAACCCGACACGTTAATGTCGGGCTAGTACTGCTATGTTTAATAGTATCGTACTGGTGGAGGGTTGTCAAGTGTCAACAGAATCAATCAATCAAGTCCTTAAGAGTTCTCAGTTGGTATCAACTGGTATAAATAAATTTAATACAACTGATACCAACTGTTACGAAGCAGACCATTTGTTTAACCAACTCACAGACCTAGTTAACCCACAGTTTCGTGCGTGGTATTGCAAGCGCTTCTACGCTCTAGGTAAAGACCGAGTACTAATACTAGCCTCACAAGCCAGAGCAGACGGTAGAGACCCGCGCAAACTATTCAGCACACTAATTAAGAATGAGGGGGTAGTAAAATGAGTAAGCAGAAAAATCACATACCAGGCTTGGCTGAAGCCTTACAAGAATATACAGAGAGTCGCAAATTAGATTTTCACCAATACTCGCCCTACCACCTACGGATTATGGATGGTGGATTTGTCGTACTAGACGTATGGACTACAGGTCGCTACTACATAATGATGACCGACTATAACGAACTGACAGACGGCAATGTTATCGAGCGTGGTGGTGAAAAAGGGCAACTACCTATTACCAAAATAGAAGAGTTTATTGACCAGATATTTTACCCAAATAATGTATAGTAACAACCATGAGAAGCAACCTTTGCCCCAAATGTAGAACCTTCCACAATTCCACAGAACCATGCAAATAAAAAAGGACTCCTGACGCTCTCAGAAGCCCTACAATCGTTTATTAGTACTCAATATACATCAAGTACCAAGGTCTTTTATTATTCACCCTACAACCCCCTTGATTTAGTAAGTGCTAAGCTCGTATTTTCAGCCAGTTTCCCAACGTACCAAGCCCAGCACCCGCCAAACCATTAGTTAAGAAGCAGACGGCATGAGGCGCTTTATAGACCAGTCCGCTTCACTAGGAAAGGGCAAGACTGGTAGTCCCTATCATTTAACCTAGATTCACGCATCACCCCATGCAGACCACTCCTTAACACAATTAGTGCTAATCTAAATTGTTAAGGTCAATTGAATAGATAACTGGTGCTAGTAGCGAATTGTAGTGGTGTACTTTCAACTTACGACCCTAAAAGTAAGTTACTACTAGCTTGCTAGCAGGGTCTTTACGCCTTACGGACTTATAAAAGAGTTACTATCTTGATTGCATAAGATGCTCGTTGTTTCACGCTTGCCAGAATTATGCAACCAGTCGAGCGTACAACCTAAACAGCTCGACTTTCGCCGACGTTCTGCGGTGCGGTTATCCGCCCAGTTGAACAATCAAGGCTGTATTATTTACTAACGGTTAATCTATCCCCGAAGTACGCCTTCTAATTAAGTGACTAGCTTAGCCACACCTTAATTGTCCAGTTGTGCTATCAATTGTGGAGGAGTTACGACTCTAAAGAGTGGTTACGGCCTATTGCCCACGACTTATTGATAGCCCAGTTGTGCTATCAAGCGGTTGTGCACCCTCTCAAGTTATAAGCCTGAGACGGTTAACCTGTGGATTTCAACCCTTGCGGGGAATTGTCGCCTAATTGCTTAGGAGCGCCAGTTTGATAGCCCAGTTATCTATTCAATTGTTAAACCTAGAGGAGCAAGCTAGTAAGTGTAGCGTTCAAGTTTAAAGCTTTGTTGTACCTGTTCGCTTGCTCTGTATCTCTATGTCAAAAACAGCCCGACCAAAACTCCACCGATAAACACGATTATCCAGTCTATCATTTGTTTCGTCCTTTGCTGTTTAAGTGCTAGTTAAGTGTTTAAGCTTTATATCTTTTAACTTAACTCTGAATACAGTATAGCATGTACATTATGTTAGTGTCAATACTTAATGTGTAGTTATCCACAGCTTTATTACTTTTTGAGGAAATCCCAGAAGTTTTGGCCTGGTTCTTTATCTTCTCTAAAGCTAGTGATGATGAAACCGATAGCCATCAAGCAATAAACAGGCAGGAGAATAATCTTGACAGGTATCTTTAACCATGACGACCACTTGGCCTCAAGCTTGGCTATCTCTAATTCCATAGACTTTAGTTTAAGTTGGGTTTCGGCTTGCAAGCGATACATTTCCTTATCGTGCTCTTGTTGCGCCCACTCTCTCGGGCTTAACTCATTGGTCTGCGGTCTTAACATGCTACAATACTCCTATTATGCTTGATGACGATTATAACGCAATCATAGCCTCTACGCGCTCCATATTAATAAAAAACCTACCTGACTCCAGCTTGGAGCTAAAACGCCATTTAAACGTCTGTATGAAGGCCGTAGCGCCACTATTGCTAGCTAGGACTGAGGCACAACACCAACTAGCTATAGATAGGGAACGCTTCCGCCATCCAAAGGATAAAGAATTAACAGACTTTGACCGCCAAACCATGCTAGCCAGCCAAACCGCCCCAACCAACAAAACATATGAAGAACTAAAAGGCTTGGAAGAACTATTAAACAACCGCATCAATGCACTCTTGTTTCTAGGTAATCAGCTATCGCAATAACAAGGTCTGGGTTGTCGCCCTTCTTGGCAATAAACTCCGCCACCCCAACCAAAAAGAAATACTTCCTAGACCAACCTAAAAGCTTACGATACTTATCCAATTGCGCCAATAATTCAAAGTCTTTATCATCCCCGCCTAAATCTAGTATCAATGTAGCCCTTGCCCGCATAATCCCACAATAACACACTAATGATATAAAGCGATATATGGTTGTACAATGTTATATCCAAAGCCCCGCCCAATAAATCCCGCCCACAAATACAACCTTAATGAGATAACCAAACAGATATGCACACTATGGAATGAATGTGGTTATAGTAGTCAGAACAGTGCCGAGAAACTGGTAAAAGAGTGGCAATCTCTCTTTCCTATCTGTTTAACAGAGGGGTACTAGGGTGCTTATATAACAGGGGTACTTATTGCGGGATAGCTCTGCTGTCAAACCACCTAAATTAAACTAAATACCTAGTGTATTTTCACATGAAAACTAATAACAAGTAGTGTCTTGGTTTTGTATATATTTAGGATTATTAATTAGTAACAGGGGCGGGCTTGACAAATGAGTATTTAGGGAGTAAACTCAACCCTCAAAGGGCTATCAGGGTTTACGCCCGACAAGAGGGTTGTTTTAAAGAAAGCTTGCTTAAACAGCCAACCAGAATTACACTTGGGTTATGTTGAAGTACAACTCCCGCTGCAATGTCTGTCTGGCCGTCAAGGATAACACAAGGCTTTTAAATGAAATCTTTAATAGTTCGTTTTATTTAGGCAGGGGGGCGGGGCCGAGCTTACAAAGCATTGCCAAAAAGTACGAAAAGCTCTTCAAGTATGTTAATTTAACCAACCACTGCAAGAAACACCAATTCATTTCCGACAAAGACTTTACCAACCGCTCTTTAAACAAGATAGCCAAAGATGCCGAGCATTCCATAATTAAACGCAGTATTGAATCCAAACAAGTATTTGATGAAGTCATAGGGCGCGGCATGGAGGATTTGCAGTCAGGCAAACTCACTGTTGATACCAAAGACTTATTAAATGCCGCCAAACTTAAAAAAGACTTCCAATTAAAAGAACAAGACCAGCAGTTAGCCATGATGGAAATGGTCATGCACTTTGCCTCCGGCGAAAATAACGAAAGTAAGGCTTATGATAGACGAGTTGTTAGCGGCCAGACGGTCGCAGATTACGACCCTGCCGATGGCGTTACAGCAGATTTTGAACGACGGAAGGCACAATCCAGTGCTTTTTATCAATCACTTGCTGGGGATGCCTCTCCACCCAGGGCAGATTAAGTACATAGAGGACACCTGCAAGAAACCAATCGGCCACGTTGATGCAGGTAAAGAACCAAAAGTCTGTACCCTCGTCCCAAGCAACCGTTGGGGCAAATCCAGCTTGCTAGCCTGCCTCCAAATCCACGCCAACTTCTATAAACTCGGTATCCCACCAGGTAATCGGGAGGCTTGGTTCAAAGCCAAGTACCGTACCGCCAACATCGCCCCTGGCGCCCCGCTAGTAGAGCCTGTTTTTAACTACATAGACCAAATCCTGACCAGCAGCTTCTCTATCAGGCTGCCCGATGGACGATTAGTCGCCAACAAATGCCAAATCGAGTGGTTCTACCTAAAGCACCTAACATTAAAATCTCCCCCACTCAAACAATTCTTCGCCAACAACAGCTACATAGAACACCGAACCATTGGCTTAACGGGGTCTGACTCCCTGGAAGGTAAGCCCTACGGCATGATTACCTATGATGAAGGCGGCAGAAGCAACCACCTGGAGCAAGAATTAAACGGCACCATCCTAGCCCGACTCTTCGACTGGGGCGGCCAAGTCCACATAGCCTCCACTCCAGACCAAAACAGCCCGTCCATTCTTTACCACTACGAACTTTACGAAAAAGGTTTAAACGGCGTACAGGGTTATTACACTATGGAGGGCCAGCTTTTAGACAATATCTTCTTCCCCAAAGAACAGATTGAGGAGCAGTACAGGCTTTATAAGGGAAACCCGCTGGAACAACAGGTTATCTACGGCAAATTCGTGTTTGGCGGCTCCCAATTATTCAACAAACAGGACATTCTTGAAGCTAAAGACCCCGATTTAAACGATGGAGTGCCAAGACAGGACGGCAGAAAGTACGTCATAGCTACCGATACTGCCATTGGTGCTGATGAAATGGTGCATACCGTGCTGGATGTGACTGATTTAGAAGTGGAACCTGCTGGAATAGAAGAAATGATGGCTAGTGGGCAGGTACAGTTGGTTAAACAGGTTGCCTGCAAGGGTAATTCTAAGTCCCCCCAACGCCACGTTAACGACTTTATAGACCTTTATAACGCCTATAACACTGAGGAAGACCGCCTCCCCCACTTACTAGAGACCTGGAACGGCGAGAGTGTCCGCTTCTACAAAGACTTACCCGAATTCATACGCCTCCAAACCCAATGTTATGGCTCTTGGCAACCCGACAAGCGAAGGAGCGACAACAAAAACCAAGAACGCCCAAAAAGCCAAAACGTCAAAAAGGTTGACATATTGATGGCTCTATCAAAATTACTAAGTCTGCGCGTATTAAAAATATTCGCCCAAGACCCCAACCCCGTACTCAACGTCGGTGACGACAAAACAGGCGCCGACCTTATCCAACAGCTTTCAATCTACAAAGAGGATGATAATAACTTGCCAACCGACCGCTTAATTAGTTTAGCTCTTGCATGTTGGCTCGCTTTGGAGCAAAATGTCAAGCAGGATAGTATACAATTTATAGACTGGTAGAATCAAACTTAACAAAAACCAATCAAAATGGCAGAATACGCAACAAAAAGCACGACCACCGAAACCAAGCCGACGGCGATTAATTATGAAGACCTTAGCAAACAGTTTTCCAACGAAGTCGTCGATGCTTTCAAGCAAAATGAGAGCGAAATCAGCCAACGCAATGCCGATATAGACGAGCGCGACCAGCTAATTTATTCAGACCTCCTCCAGCGCTCTATAGACATCCCATTAGGCCATGACTCGACACCTGTTAACTGGCTCAGACGCACGATTGAAATCCATAAAAACATGTTTATGGGCCGAGGCTTCCAAATTACCTCAACCTACGACACCCAAAACATTGATAGCGCCGACCCTAATGATACAGGCCGCCTTGAAATCGAGAACGAAAAGCAAAAAGAATACGCTGAAGCCCGCAAACAAACCATTGATGCCATAATTGAAGACAATGGCGGCAATGCTCTTTGGTCTATGCTGGCCGAAAGCGGTGGAGCGGCTGGCGATGCAGCTGTTAAGTGCTATTATGACGAAGAACAGCAAAAATATGTCATTAGCCCGATTGAAACTATCGAGAATGTCCATGTTATTTGGGCCAGGGATGACTTTAGGCAAATCCAAGCCATTGGTTATGTCTACCAAATTACCAAAGAAGATGCTGTTAAGCTTTATGACGTACCAGAAGACACGCCAACCAGTCCATTAGGCGAACCATTAACCTTCAATGGCAATAGTACTAGGACAAACTCTACATCTAGCCAAAAAATGATAACTGTTATTGAGGCTACTGGTAAGTTTGAGGGTTGGAGTGCTGAAGATGGTAAATGCAAACGAGTACCAATAGGCCAAGAAAAAGAGTTTAATGCCGTTATTGTCGGCAACCAGCTAAAACGAGTTATTGACCAGCCTAAGAAAATGCCTCGTTACTACATCTTACCCAACAAACGCCAGCGCCGCCGTCCTTGGGGCTTATCAGACATCACTGACGCCGCCATTAACATCAATGTCACCTACATTGAAACACTATCAGACTGGCGGACTGTAGCCGCCAAGGTTAATTTCCCTAAATATAAAGCTTTCGGTTTCGGTAAAGACACTCAATTACCCAAGTCCGAATCACGAAAAATCCAAGTTGTACCACTAGCTGACGGCCAAGATATGGTTGAAATGCAGCAAGGTGACGCTAACCAGATAGACTTTAAAGCCCAAATGGATGAGCTTAAAGAGCAGTATGTCCGTGAAACTGGTATATCTAGAGTGCTTTTTGACGACCCCAGCGTGACATTTAACTCCAATCAAGCCTTACTAACCTCGCTTAAACCAACCTCCGATATCGCTGAAGCCAAAAAACAACTATGGTCGCCCATTCTAGTGAATTTATTTACCGATGCCCTGGAAACCTTAGCCGAGTATGATGCTACCTATAAAGATTTAGTTTCTAAAGATGAAAAGTGGTCGCTGAAAGTCAACTGGCCGTCTGTCTTACAGAAAGAAGACCCTGTTTTCCAATCCATGCTATTAAACCGCTTTAACGCTGGCTTAATGAGTGTTCAATCTTACATGGAAGCCCAAGGCGATAGCAAGGAAGAGATTGACCGTATTACTGATGAGGTAACCGACCCTGTAACTGCCGCCATCTTAGGCAAGCAATTACCAGCTATCGCTCAAGCCATCATAAATGCTGGTACCGCCGAATTACAAGCTTGGTACACGGCCAGTCAACCCACCCCTAACCAGCCACCGGAACAGCCGGGCGCACCTCAAGCTCCGGGCGTTAACCCAAATGGCGGAACAGCCGTAGTCAACCCAACCGCAGGCCCAGTCCAAGGTGGTGCAGGCCTACAGCCAGTTAGCCAACCAGGTACAGGCGCAACTGCCGCTAGCCCTGCTGGAGCCGTAGTACAAACCGCACAGAATAATGGAGCATAAAAATGGCAGGCGTGTCATCACTACTAAAAAGTGCAGCCTCAACCAGGAAGAAAGTCCTAGCCCAAGAGGATGCGTTTGCTGCTTATGATTGGGAGAATTCAGCTCAGTCCTATACTGACTTTCTAAACTACAGCAAGTATTTACAAAAACGCCAGTCCAGTACAACTGACCCAAGTGATAAACTAAGTTACGCTACCAAGATGCGTTCCGCCCAACGTACTTTCACGTCCAACGAAATCCAACGCCAAACTCAAGCTGTTCAAGAAGGCAGAAGTAGTACTCAGGATAAAATGAAAGCAGTTTATGATTTGTGGCAACGTGCCGCCAGCAATGGTGACTATAACTTAGCCCAAAATCTAGTTTCAACCTACGATGCATTATCCATACAATTACAGAACGAGCAAAAGGCAGCGGCGAGTTCCATAGCTAGTGCCGACAATAAATCTTTTAACACCTTAATTAAGAGTCTGAAGTCTGGCAACTCTGATGTTACTTTACCTGGCGGTACAAAAGTTACTCCCCTATCCGCAATCGCTAATGATTTGCAACAAACGGGTGGCAGTACGGCCACTTGGCAAGCTGCTTCAGACACCCTAGAAGCAATCCGTGGAATTGTTATTGATAGGTACAACAATGCCACTACTCAAGAGCAAATAGACAGCCTTGAGTCTAAGTATGGACCCGGTTTAGAAGACCTTGATAAGAAATTGAATTTTAATGTCGGCGGTAAGAACCTGTCTATGCAAGATGTGGTTAATGCCGAAGCCAATGCTAAATTCAACAACCCGCTTTACGGGCTAGAAGCCACCTCCCAATACAATCCTCTGACGGGTAAGAGCGAGACTACTTATAAGCTTAAACAAAACAATGTAGACAATATAGACTATGTTAGACAGATAGACCCCAAGACCGGCCAAGAGACTTTTCTACCAGCTCAACTTACGACTGACCAAAATAGGTTATTCTTTGGTAATAGTGACCAGGGCAGAGGCTTGGGCACGCAAATAACTAATGCTGGTGAGGTTATTGGCGGTGGCAATAAAACAGGCCAAATTAACGCTGGTACTGGGACAGTTAATCGGGATGAAGGCCAAACTATTGGAAACCGACTAAAGGCTTTGGGCATTGATGCTACCCAAAATGGCACCACACTATTCATAAAACTACCAGGCGAGAATGTACAGCGTTCTGCTACTATCCAGCCTGATGGTTCTATTCGTTACTTTGATGATAACGGCCAATTAAATGAGATTGGTTTAGTAGACCGTAACCTTGGTACTACAGCCCTGCCTCAACTATTCTCCGCAGGCCAGTCAAGGGTTGTATCACCAGATGAAATCTCAGACTTTGGTACTCTTTCACCTTTTGGCGGTCTACAATCTCAGGCCAGTCCAGCAGGCGCTCGATATGTTAAAGATATAACCAGTCCAATAGAGCGAGTAGCGCCTACTAACTTGGATAGAGCTAGGCTAGCTGGTTTTGGCGCACCAACTCTATCCAGGAGCAATATAAATATTGGCAATGATTTCTCTGGCTTTGGCTCACCAGTTACTTCTTCTCTATTACAGTCAGCTAGTTTCACTAGACAGCAGGCGCAACTACAAGCGCAACAGCAGGCTATGTTACAGGCTCAACAAGCCGCTACTAAACTACAGGCTTCAAGTACATTTAACCTTAACCAAACCCCAGTCCGACAGTTAGCCGTCAATGGAGTGCTGAAGAATCAACTTAAAGTGGTGCCTTTGCCAGCCCAACCAAGAGTAGTCGTAGGTCCACCATTACCTCAACAGAAAATAAACAAAGTTAACGTAGCTACTAACGTGCCAAGGATAACTAGTGTAGGGAACTACTAGCATGGGCACTCTAAGTGACTACCAAGCTAATGGCGATAACAAGAGTCTCAAAGTAGGTACTACTGCCCGTAGTCTGGGAGCTAAATCTATTCCTACTACACAAGATGCTATACCTAAGGGAAGTATAATCAACCAATTCACCACTAAAGTCAGCGATACCACTAAACAAGCCTTCGGACTAACTGAAAATGCAGTCAAAGCTAGCGCTCATTATGTAGCTAACACGCCAAAATATTTGAAAGAAGATGTTATGCCATTCTTACAGGGTATAGCCCGCACTGTTACAGGCGACCTGACAGGCGATTTACACAATATTAAGACCCAGAGCGACCAATTAGACCAACAAAGCCAAACGTATGCCCAACTTTACAAATCAGGCAAAATGAGTAAAGAGAATTACACCAAAGCCTTAAACCAAATTGCTGACCAGTACCAACAATTAAGCAAAGATTCCCAAACTGTAGCCAGTAAGGCCGATAGAGGTAATGTGGTTGAGAGTGCTGCTATGACCGCTGGCGATATATTAAGCTTTGGTGACCTTAACTTAGCTACTGTAGCGGGTAAGGATGTGGCTGAAGCTGGTGGCAAGCAAGCCATAAATGTTTTATTGGATGAGGGGGCGTCAAATCTTGAAAAGATTGCCATGAAGGTTCCCAACGTGAGAAGCCTCTTAATGAGGAACCTTGAGGCTGGAGGTAAAATAGCTGCCAGTGAAAGTTTGCTAGGCTATCTAGCTAGAGAAGGCCGCCACTTAGCATTCAACCTACTAGTCAAACGCCCCGTCTTTTACCAATCCAACATAGGGCTGGCTAAAGACACGCTTAACCACGTTATGGAGGGTAATTACTCACAAGCCGCCAAAAGTGCTGCCTGGATAGGCATACAAGCCTTAGAGGGTGGTCCATTAGGTGCGGCCAGCAAGGGGTTTAGCTGGTTAAAGAACTTAAGCGGCAAATTGGCTTATGGCAAAGGCTCATTTATTGACGAATTATCAGCCCGCATTGGTGATGGCAACCGAACTCAGATTGCTGACTATATAAATAAAGCCCATAAAACTTTTCCAGAAGGCCAGGGCAAACAATTTGAGGAAGCTTTTAGAATCTCTCAAGAAACCAGTAAGCGAGTCTTTGGTCAGGATATTAATGCTGCAGTTGACAACTTCCTAACCTCTTACGAAGGCCAGGATTTAAGCAAGGTCGCACCCGCCCAAATAGTTAAAGATTTAGTTAACCACCGTCAGGCCGACACCATTATCCAAGATGAAGCTGCAAAATTAGTCAAAGCAGGCAAGATGACGGAAGACCAAGCTAAAAGGCTTGTGCCAGTTAGATGGACGGCTTTAACCCGTGATGGTGCCGCTACTGCTATAGAAAAAGCTGGCCTAGGGATTAACGCCCAATTAGACGCTTGGCAATCTTATGCTGAAGCACACGGGCTAGACAACAATAAAAACTTAATGCAAAGAGTTGAGTATGAAATAAACGCCAATGCTGGTACGAGTGGCGATATTAGAAACACTATTCTTGGTATAGATGCCGCCCAAACTATACCCCAAGGTTCTAATGATGCACTGCGTAATAAGTTAGCCAAATTAGGTTATGTCATGGCTGAACCAGTAGGTGGACGTAATGTGAACTACCTTGATGTTAGTGAAACCCCCAAACTTATTAGTTCGGCTGCTAAAGACAACATAGATTTATTTGATAAAGATGTGGCTCCACAGCCCCAAGTTGAAGCCATTTCTAACTTTTTAAACAAAGCTGGTTTATCTCCAGAGGCTTCATCTAAAGAAGGCCAAAAGAAATTGGCGGAGGCGGTAACAGCCAGACTAGATAATACTGGTATTGGTCCCGATATAAATAGGCTAGCTAAAGGTGGCGATAAGGTGTCTGGCGGACAAGCTATACTTACTAAACTACAGGCTTATGTTGAGAACAAGCAAGCTAGCCGAGCGGGTGAAATCCTATCACTCGGCACAGCCCAAGGCCACGCCGCTATATCTGACTTGCGCCAACTAACCAAGAAGGAAGTGATTGAGGCTTTATCTGGTGATGGCTTCAAATTAACTAGAAAAGATGCTGGTGATATATTAAAGGCTATTAACCAAGGCTATATAGATGTACCGATGGAATTGCGGGGTCTGGGTGATAAGGCCGTGGATTATCTTTATAAATACAACCCTTTGCAAAAAGGCTACTCACGCATCCAATCTGCCCTACGCTACGCCTACAATCCATTCTTCCGTGCTCAGGAGGCCACTGAGACCCGTCTACTCTCACGCATATCGTCCAACAATCTGATTTGGAATAAAAGTCGGGCTGAATTAAATGATGCCGCCAAGTTACTTGATGAATCTGGTATATTCAGCAGTTCTCTATACGGTGAAGGTGCTCAAGACCAAGTATTAGGCCGCATTACTGCCAATATTACTCAAGGCCAGAAACGAGACTTAGCTGGATTAGCCTTAGACATCGCTAACAAACAAGGTATTTCACTAGAGAAAATGATTGCCGACCATCCAGACCAAATAGATGATGCTCTGAGGGTGATTGTCCAATATCCAACTAAAGGTATCCTGGCTTCACCACTAGCCCGCACCCTTAATTACGCTTTCTTCCCAATTAGGTATAACACCAAGGTTACCATGGTGGCTGCCCAAGCCCTGGCTAAACAGCCGCCAACTATTCAAAAAGCCGTACTGCACTCCTTATTCCAGTTCAGTGATTGGCTTAAGAGTGATGAAGGTATAAAATGGCAACAACAGTATGCCGATGCTTTAGGTGTGTTAAACTGGATTACCCCGATTAACTCAATTGAATACACCCTCAACCTATTGAATGGCGGTCTTAAAAATGCAGTAAACTCTCCATCAAACTTAGGTATCTTGGGTGGTCTACCAATCGGCATAATCAGCCAAATCCTAGATAGTCAAGGCTTAATCAACCTAAATACGCCTTACGTTAATCCCAAGACTGGTGACGTCATACCCAAATACATACCTGAGACTACCAAAGCTAGGGCTGCTACTGCCGTTAGTGACGTACTCGGTTCGATGTTTACTTATCCAGGCCGTACCCTAGGGCTACCAGGCAAGCAAGAAAACATCCATCGTTTAGTCCGCAACTTCATAGACACCAACAGTGAAGACTATCAAATTAACGATGAGACAGACAGACTAACTCCACTAGAACAAAACATGGTGCGAGTGCTTAAGGGCGACACCAGCAAGGAAGCCATCGACGCATTATATTCCGCCCCTGCGCCAGGCCAATTCAATGGCTACACCCTACCACCCGCTAATGTTAATGGCCTAATGCTACCAAAACGACGCACGGGACTACCAGCCAAAGGCAAAAAGAAAAAGACCACCGCTATCCCAATTACTCGTCCTTAAAATAGTAATAAATACGGGAAATAGCCGTACAAATACCAAATATAACACCGACTAAAAACAAATCGGCCAAGGCTTGTAAAAATCCATCCATATTTGCAATACTACCATAGACTATGGTATATAGATATTAGAAGTGCCAATACAGACACTCAAAAAGGCCAGAAAGAGAGAAACAAAATGGCAGACACACCAGCTACTGGTGAAACGGCAGCCGCTCCCTCAAACGGAACGCCAGCTCCCGTTACTCCAACAACACCAACGGATACTAACGAGAGAAGTGAGGCGGAAAAGCTCCGAGAACAACTTGCCCAGCAAGCTCGCGCCAACCAACTCGCGAATCAAGAGTTAGAACAGCTAAGGAAAGACAAAGAAGCCCGCGACAAGGCTGAAGCAGAAACCTTGGCTAAAAAACTCGAAGAAGAAAATCAATTTAAAGAATTGTACGAGCAAGAAAAGGCTAAACGTGAACAAATCGAATCTGAAAAAGAAGAGAAAGAACGTAAAGCCGAACTTAAAAAAGCCAAGGAAGAGTTATTAAAAGACTACAGTGATGAAGTCAAGACTCTTGCGGAAGAAGTTGGAATAGACTTAACTGCCGATGATGAAGCCTCGAAAGCGGCTTTCAAGGAAAAAGTAGATAAGATTAACCAAAGAGTTGAAGTCACCACTAAAGTTGGCGGCAACAACCCTAAACCAGCTTCAGGTAGCAACGAGCTTTCCACTGACGACTTGCGAGAAGCTCTCCAAGACGAAGATAAGTTCCATGACCTTGTGACCAAGAAATATCCAGGCATTGCCTCGATGACTACTCCCAAGCGTTAGCTCGACATTCATAGGAGCAAAACAAAATGGCTATCGGCCTAATTACGCCTATGGACGCAGGCAAGACTATGGTTGAGGATGTAACTGATTTAATCGTTAACGTCGATTTTACCAGCACACCATTCTACTCTAGTATTGGCGAAGACCAGGCAACAAACACTTTGCACCAATGGTTAAACGACACCTTGGCCGCAAGTGCAGACAACGCTCAGATTGAAGGCAACGACATTTCCTTCACTGACGCCAACGTTCCAAGTCGTTCTGTCAACGTCGTTCAGTTATTCCAAAAAGACATTCGTGTCTCGAACACTGAAATGCGTGTAGCTCACTACGGTATGGGTGACCCTTATACTTACCAGCTACAAAAGAAGATGAAAGAAATGGCCCGCGACATCGAAAAAGCCCTGATTGCAGGTACAACTGCATCAGGTAGCTCAGGTGTTGCTCGTCGTCTTAACGGTGCAATCGCTTTGATTACTACCAATAAGACAGCCCGTAACTCCGGTACTTCATTGTCTGAAACTGAGTTCAACGACATCCTACAGGGTATCTACGACTCAGGCACTGACATTTCAGTAGACAAAGCCTTCACAGGTGCCGCCCTAAAGCGCGTTATCTCTGGCTATACTGCTGGAAGCACCAAGTTTACACAAGCTCAAGGCGATAAACTCTACAACACATTCTCAGTCTACGAAAGTGACTTTGGTGTTGTAACTGTTTACCTAGAGCGTGAAGTTCCAACTACTGCAGGTAACAAGGGTATCCTTTTGGTTGACTCTAGCAAGTGGCGCACAGCTTACTTGACAGACGGTCGCCCACAGCACATCCCGCTATCTACAGTTGGTTCTGCTAAGCGTGGTATGCTTGAAGCTGAATTGACACTGGTTGCTCTTAACGAGAAATCCAGCGCCTACCGCTCAGGCTATATTTAGGATAAAGAGGGGAAATCCCACTTATCCACAGGAGAGCACCTTTCGGGGTGCTTTTCTATTTGCAGAAATGGATTTATGGGTTATTCTTATGGCAAATGGCTAAAGACAATACTAAGAAGTTCCGTGAAGAATTGCTGGGTGCTGTAGATAATCGTAATAAGGGCGATATTGCTGATGTCATTGGGATGCCCGATGAAAAAGACCTGGAAACGCTGACCCGTATTATCCGACATTATGAAAAAACCCACCCAGGCGTATTAGCCCATACAGTTAAAACTGCTAGAGATGAATTTCGGGCTGGTACTTATGGCAATAGGCTGGCATTTGAGGGCGATGCCGTAGTTAGCAAGCAGATGAACGCCGTTTATGCCTTTGAACTGCCTGCTGACTTAGGCCACGCTATCGAACAAGTATTCCCTTCCATGTTCAAAAGCACTAAACATCTTAGGTGGTTTAGAAAGAACTTCCCCCAACTGACCATCTCTGGCAAGAAGATAAAATGACTAAGGTAGCGGCTATTCTCATTGTCAAAGGCACTGATGATGAGGCTCCGCACCTAAAACGATGCTTAGAAAATATTAAAGACCATGTAGATGGTATTTTTCTAAATGTTAATAATCCAAAAGGCCAAGTTGCTACACCAGAAATACTGCGTCTAGCCCATACCCACGCCACTAGTTACATAACAACAGATTGGCATGATAACTTTGCTGAAGCCCGCAATGCCAATTTAGCCCAAGTGCCTGATGGTTATGACTGGGTTATATGGCTGGACACCGACGATACCATTGACCACCCAGAGAAGATTAGTGAAGTAGCTGAAGTCTCAAAAAACTTTGACTCTATATTTGTAGACTACCTATATGACCGTGATGACGAAGACAATCCCCAGACTGTTCATTTAGTAGCCCGCATGTTTAAAAATAACGGCTCCCACGAATGGAAGGGGCGGATTCACGAAACCCTGATTGAGACTAGGGGCGTAACCCAAGGTGCCACTAAGGATTTTATTGTTATCCATCACGCTGACGAAGCCCGTACCCAAGCCAGTTTTAAACGCAATATCGACATGTTGGAGATGCAGCTCAAAGACGAGACTGACGACCCAGACCCACGCACTTTTTATTACTTGGCTTCAACCTTAATGGACGCAGGCGAGACAGACCGAGCTTTAGAACTATTTGAGGATTATTTAACCCTATCAGGCTGGGACCAAGAGCGTAGTGTAGCCCTAACTAAAATGGGGCGCATCGTGCTAGATAGGGGTGACAGGACAGGCGCAAAGATATTCTTCGCCAGAGCTATCGCAGAAGACCCTGACAACCCCGAACCGCGTGTAGAGCTGGGAAGTCTGGAAGTTGAGCTAAAACGCTATGACAAGGCCCGTACATGGCTTGAGTACGTCGAAAAGATGCCTAAGAACCTCACTACCTTAGAGCGCAATCCAATGTCTTATACATTCCGCACTTACTTATTACTAGCTGACGCCTATATGGGGTTAGGCGGTGAGTGGCTACCAAAGGCTGCCAAATACGCCAAGAAAGCCCGCAAATATCGTAAAAAAGATAAAAACATTGTCGAATACACCAAAATGATTGAACAGGTTAATACTGACCGTTTGGAACTCCAAGACATCATTGCCCGCTATAAAAAATTCAAAGATAAGAAACAAAAGCGTAAGGCTCAACAAGTCTTGGACTCCATCCCTGAAAGATTGGCTGATAATCCATTAGTCGTTCAATTACGCAACCAAGGTAAGCCTTACAAATGGCCTAAAAAGTCGGTAGTTATTATGACTGGCGATACCATGATTGAAGAATGGGGGCCTTGGAGTCTCAAAGAAGGTATTGGCGGTAGTGAAGAAGCAGTCATACGCCTGTCAGCCAAATTAGCCAAGCTGGGTTATAAAGTAGTTGTTTTCGCCAAGCCTGGGCCTAATTCCGGTTTAGACGACAATGGCGTGTTGTGGCTTAACTACTGGCAGTGCAATATTAAAGATGAGTTTGATATCTTTGTGGCCTGGCGCGCGCCCTACATCTTTGAGCAAGATATTAAAGCCCGCAAGAAATACCTCTGGCTACACGATGTTATGGAGCCTGGCGAGTTCACTGAAAAACGTCTTAATAACCTTAATAAGGTTATAGTCTTAAGCAAATACCACCGCCAATTATTCCCCATGATTCCTGAAGATAAAATTTTAATGTCTGGCAATGGTATCGACCCAGAAGAATTTGCGGCCTATGACGGTAAGTTAGAGCGCGACCCCCACAAAATCCTTTATGCCAGTTCCCACGTCCGTGGTTTAGCTTATCTATTTGAAGTCTGGGAGGACGTTAAGAAAGCCGTGCCAAATGCCAAGCTAGATATTTATTACGGCAGGGAAAGCTATGATGCCGTTCATAAAGGCAACCCAGAGCGTATGAAATGGATGGATGATATGCAGGCGCGGGCTAAAGAACTCGATGGCGTGACTGACCACGGCAAGGTCTCGCAAGATACCATTATTCAAGAGGGTTTTAAATCGGGCGTTTGGGCTTATCCATGCCCGTTCCCAGAGATTTACTGCATTACCGCCATTAAATCCCAAGCTTCAGGCGCTGTACCCGTCTCTAGCAACTTTGCTGCCCTTGATGAGACTGTCCAATTTGGCGTCAAGCTACCAATGAAAGAACAGAAAGAAGGCGCTAACTTAGGTAAAGGCGACCCAGAGTTCTTAAAAGAATTTAAAGAAGCTCTAATTGATATGTTAAAACATCCAGAGAAACAAGAAAAAATAAGGCCCGCAATGCAAAAATGGGCAAGGACGCAATCGTGGCAAGCAATAGCCAACCAGTGGCACCAAGACTTTCAATCCTAATAGCAACTCTTAGCTGGCGCAACCATTCATTTAGAGGCTTGATTGACTCATTAGTGCCGCAAATAGAGGCCCAGCCTGGTGGCGCCATAGAAGTATTAGCCCACTGGAATAGCGGTGAAGAATCCATTGGAGCTATCCGCCAGCATTTAATGGAATCTGCCAAGGGCGATTACATTTGCTTTATTGATGATGACGATGGCGTACCAGACAGTTATTGTGCTGACATATTAGAGAATATGGGCGAGGACTATATTGGCTTCGAGGTTCAGTTATTTAATGATGGACGGTTATTACGCCCCGTCTACCACAGCATTAAGTATGGCCGTTGGTATGAAGACGAGGACGGTTACTACCGAGGCATTACCCATCTTAATCCAATTAGGCGTGAAATAGCGCTCAAAGGCAAATTCCACACCAAAGGCATGGGTGAAGATGAAACCTGGGCTGCCCAAGTATCGCCGCATGTCAAGACGGAAAAATTAATTAAACGGGTTATGTATTTTTACCACCATAATTCGTATAGCACCTTTTTTGGCGGTAAATTCCACCCAAAAGGGTCGCCAACACCAGCAGAAATAGAAAGGGAATGGTTTAGATATGTCTGAATTTTTAGTAGAACCCGAATTAACAAGAGTTATACGAAACATTCAAAACAGAGATATGGATGTACACCACTTTCTGGAAGTCACGCCAGAGGGTATCAGATGGCGCGACCATGAGGAATTTGGCGGTTTAACTGTAGAACCAGTTACAGTTACAATGCCATTTGAGCGAGATATGACTGCCAGAGATTTAGAAGTATTAGATGATGGTTTCTGTAGTTACGATTATGTACAGGTAGTATTTTCGCGCATGGAGCCGCGCAACGATACCCTAGAACGTGATACCTACAAAACGGCTCATCTTCCACTGGAGGCGGTAAAACAATATTTAAGGGGGCGGTATGGTAGGGATAAAACAGTGTAGAGCTTGCGGTAGCATTAAATTAACCCAGTTCTTAGATTTAGGCAAACAATACTTGTCTGATTTTAGGTTAGATGACTCAAAGCCGCCTAAATATCCTCTTAAAGTAGTCATTTGCGACGACTGCAAGTTAGTTCAGCTTAAACATAGTACTCCGCAGAAAGAAATGTACCATGATAACTATGGCTACAAGTCCAGCATTAGCCAAACCTTAAAAGATGACTTGGATGATGCCGTTACCCATGCCTTCCAATATCAAAATGACCCGCAGTCATGGTTAGATATAGCTAGTAATGACGGCACTTTATTAAGCTTTGTCCCGCCTGATGTATATAGAGTAGGCGTTGACCCTGTGGCTTTTTTATGCCAAGAAGCCCAACAGTACGCCGACTTAATAATTAACGATTACTTCACTAGTGATATAGGCGGAGAGTTTGATGTTATTACTTCAATTTCCTGTTTCTATGACATGCCCGACCCAATGCAGTTCGTTAAAGACGTAAAAGAAGTATTGGCCCCGCATGGAATTTGGTTAATCCAACAAAATTACTTATTGACTACGATGGAATTAAGCGCCGTTGATAACTTTTGCCATGAACATTTGGAGTATTACACCCTATATTCATTGGAGAATCTGCTTAATAGGGCTGGCCTCGAAGTCAATGAGGTTGCTCTTTCAACAGTTAATGGCGGTTCAATTCGTACCATTGTGTCACGAAAGGGTACTTATGAAATTGATGAATCGGTTCAAAGACAGCGTGATATAGAAGCGGCCTATGGTATAGATGATTTAACAACATATAAAGACTTTGCACAACATGCAGGCAATAATCTCAGCCAATTAAGAAACCTGATAAATGATTTAAAATCAAAAGATAAATCAATATTCATTCTAGCCGCTTCTACGAGGGGGGCTACTATTTGGCAGAGTATAGACCTAACAGTTAATGACACTGGTTTTGCCGTAGAGCGTAATCCTGCTAAAGTCGGCAAATACTTTTCAGCTCTGGGCATACCGATAATATCTGAATTAGAGGCCCACAGCTTAAATCCGGACTATCTGCTGGTCGGCCCCTGGTTCAATATAGAAGAAATAATTGCTAGAGAACAGGCTTATCTAGATGCAGGCGGCCATTTAATTACGCCGTTGCCCGAGGTTAAGATAATCTAATGAATAAACTAGCAATTTGGCTGCCGACCTATAAACGACCGCATAAACTAGCTGAAATAGCTAAGAACATTGAAGAAACTACCAAACATAGTTTTACGCTTTACTTCGGGCTGGAACCAGATGATAGCGCTAGTATTGAGGCTGCCAAAAAAACAGGCCATAAAGTAGTAATTAACAAGTACGAGATGGGCTACTCCAACACTATCCAATCTATCTATGAAGTGTCGAAGGAGCCATTTTGGATTCACGCTAATGATGACTTTGAGTTCTTGCCTAATTGGGATGAAGTGCCTGTAGCTATGTTTGAACGCAAGGACTTGATGGTAGTCGGCATCAAACAAACCGAAGAAGATACTTCCTTTTCAGCTATTTGCATGGCTAGGAAGAAGTATATCGACACTATGAGTGGTGTGATTGATATGCCTAGGAGGGTATTTTATCCCTACCACCATAACTACATTGACACTGAATTTACCCAGACTGCCCAAAAGCGTGGTGTGTGGGCCAAATGCGACCAATTCATCATTAAACATCTCCACCCAGGCTTAGTCGGCGGAGACAAAGACGCCACCTATTTGAAGAATGATGCGACAGCAGGTTTAGACCAAAATACATTTGAGATTAGAAAACATCTTTGGGCTTAATTAAAACTAGTAGTATTATGGAAGTAGATAAAAAGGAAAACAGACATGATTTCACTAGACAGGGCCGTAGACCGCAGCGACGCCAAACAATATGTCGTCCGCAACGGCGGTAGTGGTGGTATACATAGCTTTATGCGCAGCCAAGGTGCAACTGGCAATTCTAAGACTGAGATAGAAGCCTCGTGGCTTAAGGCCAAGGGTGGTTCCGGCCAAAGACTAAACGAATTATGGGGCACTTACTTAGGCACCAAAGGCTTTACGACAGGCGGCCTTGAAGAAAGAATCAAATCTTTCATACAAACAGGGACGCAAGCCTAGAGGGTTACCATGGATGAAGCAGAGATTCAAGCTGCCTTAAGGCAAAACATCGCAACAGACCCAGAAATATCGGCGCCACCTATCGTAACTATGCCCGAACCGCCTTCTAGTGCCGCCAACACTGCCGTCCATATAGACCTAGATGAAATTACCCAGTACAAGTTACATGACTTTTTTGGCGAACCATATAAAGCTAATGACGAGATTAAACGCCAGCAAATCAGTTATATCTACGAAAACGTATCAAAAATGGTTGACTCGCCCGAGTATGGGTTTGTTGTAGCAAAACTACGGGATTTAGAACGCATTATCGGCATTAGCCAATCTGAAGACAAGATTTATAAAATGTATAGCTGGCTAAAACTAAACAACATCAGAAAAAATGTTGATTTACAAATGGGAGCAATAGGTAATGCCTAAAGGTGGTAATAAACAACCAGCCATAGACGCCTCTGAACATATTGGCCCATTGGATACTGGTGATAACATTGAAGCCAAACGGGTTGCAGTTTATGACTGGGATGAAAGTTTGTCAGAGTGGTCAAGAGGTTCTAATGTATCCTACAGTGATATATTATTTGACCCAGATGATTCAGCTCCAGTCTATATAGGTATGAATAAAATAAATAATACTGCTACGTCAGAAGATACATGGATTATCCGTAAATTCACATATTCAGGTAGCAATGTTACAAGGATTCAAAAAGTTACAGGGGTGTGGGACGATAGGGCATCTCTATTTTAGAACTTGACAAACTATTTAATAACAATAAAATAAAGGATAAGTATGAAAAAAATAAAAGACACACCAAAATTAGTCGGAATGTTTCATCTTCAAATTGAGGAAGATGGTAAGATTGTTGGTGATTCGGGATGGCGCAAAAACCAAATAACTAATCTTGGGTTTAATGAATATCTTGTTAAACAATTAGGCACATCACTAACTGGTTCTAAGATTTCTCACGCCGCATTAGGTACAGGTGGTGCGCCATCAGCTTCTGACACCACACTGTCTGGCGAAGTATCTACTAATGGTTCTGGCTCTGTAGTTCGAGCTGCTTTAACGGCCGCTACAAGCTCTGGCTCTAAAACTCTACGCAATACCGCTACATTCAGTTCAGCTAACTCATTTGTAACTGCTTCGGCCAACATTAGTAATATTGGCCTATTCGGTGTATCTGGCCCAACCACAGCATCAGGTACTTTATTTGCTGGTAATACCTATACGTCAAGTGCCGTAGCCACTAACCAGAACGTAAATATAACTTACGATATAATATTCGCTTAGATGTATGAATCAACTGCAGGAACACTATTTAAATGGGCGCTTTACCCTGCAGTTGAGCGCCCTTTTAAGGAGTGTCTATGGACATCGAGAAATTGTTAAAGGATAAATCTGGTATTAGACTTGATATTGGTTGTGGCTCTAATAAGATGCCAGGATTTATTGGAATAGATATTCTTCCGCTTAAAGGCGTTGATATAGTCCATGATTTAGAAGAAACTCCTTGGCCCTTACCAGACGAGTGCGTACTGACTGCTACCGCCTCTCATGTGTTAGAACATATTAACCCTCATAAGGGCGTGTTTATAAATGTGATGAATGAAATATGGCGAGTGCTTAAAAGGGACGGGCAATTTGCCTTTGTAGTGCCTCATGCTTCTTCACACGGCTATGCCCAAGACCCTACCCATGTGAATATGATTAACGAGACTACAATGCATTATTTTGACCCCGACCCAGAAGGTAATACCATGGGGCCGTCCTTATGGAATTTCTATCGGCCTAAACCGTGGAAAATAGTCAGGCAGTATTTTAACCCGCAGGGTAATTTAGAAGTTTTACTAGAGAAGCGTATTGAAGACCCGTCTTTCCGGAAAATAATACCTCAAGATATTACGGAGGAAAAGCATGATTAAGGATTCAGGCAATCATAAATATCGTCAGCGCCTATTGGTCGCTACACCAACATTAGGTATAGTTCGTATGGAATGGGTGGTAGCTCGTTATAACCAAATTATTCCTACTAATTGGTCTAAAACAGATATGATTCAATATATGAATGGCTATGTTCCGCTTAGATATACAGTAGCTGATGCCCAGAATTTAGCTGTTAAAGCTTGTATAGAAGGTGATTTTGAGTGGTTGATGTTTATTGAAGATGACACAATGCCTCCAGTAGATGGGTTTGTGCGCTTTACAGAATATATGGATAAAGGTGACATACCTGTAGTTTCAGGGCTTTATTTTACCCGTTCAGTTCCTCCAGAACCAATGGTTTATAGGGGTAGAGGTAATCACTATTTTAGAGACTGGAAGTTAGAAGATAAGGTTTGGGTAGATGGTGTACCAACAGGCCAACTAATTATCCATGCTAACTTACTTAAAGTTATGTATGAAGATAGCCCTGAATATACCATAGGAAGCACAGGCGACCACGCTAGACGGGTTTTCGACTCACCAGCACAATCTTGGTTTAATGAATCCACAGGTGCTCAAGAAACGCTCGTAGGCACTTCAGACCTCGATTGGTGTACTAGAGTCATAAAAGGCGATTACTTAACCAAAGCTGGCTTTCCCAAAATAGCCAAAAAGAAATACCCATTTTTAATTGACACTAATATTTATTGTAAGCATATTGAAAAGGATGGCAGACAATTCCCATTAGAGTTTCCACCGGAGTTTTTACCTGATGAAAAACGTGGCCCAAGAGAAATCAAATAACCCACCAGATTTAGGCATTAGTGTTGGTGAAGAAGTACAAACTGATGAAAATATGGGTTAGTGAAGAAATCAAAGTCCAAGATAAAATGCACACATATAAGAAATGGTTTAATGGTATTAAGCGTTTTTATACCACTAAAATCTTGCCACCAAAGAATTAATATGGTAGAGAGAGGCATATGAATGCTTCAATTATTTGGGAAATAGCCAAGGGGATTACATTTCCTGACAGGGAAACTTACCCACAAGATACTATGTATACTGAACAAGAGTTTAATGATTTAATCAATGGCCTGCAGAGAGGGACTGACTATATAGGTATTGATTATATAAATAGACTCACATTCTTACAGGAGAATGGCTATTCTATTACGCCTGAAAATCTAGTCAATTCAGAATTACCAACTGTTTCACAAGAGGACTAGATGACCGTCGATACCTTCTATATTGACGGTCATAACGGCATTTCAGACCCGAACGGGGTTTGGGCTAATGATGCTAATGCCTTCGATGGCAATACTGGGACCTCGGCATCGTCATCAACAACCGGCTCAACCAATTATCTTGAAG